TTTCATGGAAGGCCAATAACCACAACAATATCAATAAGTTATCTATTTTTTGAGAAGATTTCGGGGTAAACACTCGGGGTAAAATTCAGAGAGCAACTGTCTTAACTGGGTCTTCGGAATTGAGCTTGAGCTAGGGTCTTGATCTCACCGTCTCCGTCCAGCCTGATATAATGCAAGGGCATTCCCCCACAGGCATGTGGCCCCTCGGAAAAAGAAAGACTATGGATACCCAACCGGGTACAGCTCCGCTACAATCGCCTCAAAAGCCAGGGAGCCCAGATCATGGAAAGCGGGAGAGGCAAATCTTTCCCGACAGCGTGGAATCCTCGGAAAGCTGAAGTTGCAAAATCTAAACTTCGGGAAGAGGCTCAAAGCTCATCTCCAGTCGAAGCTTGTTGCAGACTTCAGGACCTCCCAATCCTGCCCAGTCAACCAATTTCTTGATCGCCATATCCTTGGGACCTGTCCTATTGGCGTCCAGAGCGACCATCACGACGAGAATAATCCCCGCTAGTCCCTCGTCATCTGGACTCGGTTGCATGATCCTCCGATGCAGTTCTGCCGCTTTCTCAGGATCATCGACAGCTTCATAAATCTCTTCGAGCGCTTTCTGTAGAGCTGGTCCTCTCGGCATAGGTTCAGAGGAGTCGAAGTTGTTAAACATCTTTGTCATGATTAGTCCCCTATGCCCCGCTCATCAGTGCCGGTTGGGCAATCCGACAGACACGGCAAGTCGTGTTTCGCTAAAATCAGTTTCCTCAGGCTCGGCGTTGAGGAGGGACACTTAAGACATTTTCTGATTCGAATATTGAAGTTGAACATCTTGGTCATGATTTGGCCTCCGTTGGTTGAAACTAAGGAAAAGACGGGTCCCCTATTTCGTGTGAGAGGAACCCAGCCACTCGTTGTCACTCGCCCGCCATTTCGGGACACAAGCTTAGTTAAATTTGCCAATTTCAAACGCCATGCGGGGCGGGGGCTTACATTAGGTTTGTGGGAGCCGACAAGCCGGGGGATGGCTAGCGAAACTTGTTGTGACCCCCCTTGACCCCACATGATGACTCTTAGTAGCATGTGAATCATTATGCTCAGGAGCCATGATGACGCCGCTTTTACTTCAACCGATCCCGTATCAAGGAAGCAAAAGGGCTCTAGCGCCTAGAATTTGCGAGATTTTCCCTGACAGAATAGAGACGTTATACGAACCGTTTGCTGGTTCCGCTGCCATAACGATTTATGCAGCTCACCACGAACTTGCGCGTTCGTTTGTAATTGGTGACGTCTTCGAAGAGTTAGTCGATCTATGGGATTTGATTATTCACAAACCTGCCCTCGTTTCTGATCGATACCTCGCACTGTGGACTGAGCAGTTTGATAAGGGCCACGCGCACTTCAATGAAGTGCGCGCACGATACAATGAAAACCGAGACCCCATCGATCTCCTCTATCTGATTGCTCGCTGTGTGAAAAACGCCGTACGCTTTAATCAGAAAGGACATTTTACCCAATCCGTGGACAAGCGGCGCACTGGTATGCAGCCTGATAAGATGGCCCGCACGGTTCATGCTGTCAGCAAGTTGCTGCGTGGTCGCACTCGCCTTTTCAAAGGCGATTTCCGAGACTGCATTGCAACCGCCAAGGCCAATGATCTCGTTTATATGGACCCTCCATATCAGGGGACGACATACGGTCGTGACAAACGATACGCCGCGCAGTTATGCAGGGAAACCTTGATTGATGCTCTTCACGAGTTGAATGCGCGTGACGTTTCCTATGTGCTGTCTTACGACGGAAAGAGCGGCGAAAAAAGTTATGGCGACCCCCTGCCCCCGAGTATCAACGCTTCGCATCTGTTGCTACATGCGGGCCGTTCCTCTCAGGCGACGCTGAGCGGACGCGACGACGAAACGATTGAGAGCTTATATGTTTCAAAGGCATTGGATGTTGCACATGCCGACATTTTCAAACCAATGCCAGTCCAAGCGTCGCTATTTTAGACGACCCTTGATGAGAACCGGAATTGACACCCCTTCGCTTTGGGCCGCTGCCTTCAGGCTTTCATACTGACGGACTTCCTCGTCTCTCCACACAATGTCCACCCGCCGAGTTGGCTGCATAGCTATGTGCTCATAGTCCTCAGGAGACGCCCAGAAGCAATTCTGGCACGTTTTCACCTCGTGCAGGGAGAGGAAGTTTTCGCAGTGCTCGCATGACCAGCTCTTCGCGCGTTGCGACGACGCATCGAGCAGCATGTAATTTTCTGGGTTTTGATCGTTGCCCTCAGCGCCTACCTCGTACGGAACGCGATGATCGATTTGCAAATAGCGTTCGTCGAGAAGCTCGCCTGTGACCACGTCGCGCGAGCCATACATACTGATGAGTGTTTGCTTGAATGGCTTCGAAAAGGCTTTCCGACCGCCTATCCTGCCGTGCTTAATTTTGGTGACGTCGTCGAAGGTATATGCGCCAATTCGGCGGCCCGTTTTTGGGCTTGTCACGCGACTCGTGAGGAGCGGAATCCCGCTCTCCCTAACATCGCGGATGGCCCGAGGCGGATGGTCATAGCCGTATTGCTCGCTTAAATCCTCGTTGGTGATAATCCCATGCTTCAGAATGTGATCGATCACCGTGCGCGCGCGCTTCGCAATGACGGTTTTACAAAACTGGACAAACTCAGGCGGCAGACTCTTTTCGGGGGTGAGTTGGACGCCCTCGAATTTAGTCATGAGGCACCAGCAATTCTTTTACGTCTAAATTCAGTGCTGTTGCTATAGCCTCAAGTGTTGATATAGTAATGTTGCGCTCCCCGCGCTCAATCGCGCCGATGTAAGTTCGGTGATAACCGCAAACATCGGCGAACTCTTCCTGCGATAGACCGAGGGCCATGCGTCGCCGCCGCACGTTATCGGCCACGATTGCTTGAAGAGTTTTTGGGTGTTGCGTCATAGACCGAATCAGTTTTGCTTATTCTTCGCTATGACGACTTTGAGTCTACAGACTATATGTAGCGGCGCAGCGGAGATTCGGTCAGAGCCTTGAGGTGGAGAGGAAGGTGTATGTCGCGGAAGATGCTTTCTAAATCGGCGTTCGACGCATTGGTTGCTTCACAAGGGGCAAATAGCTTTCACTTAGTTGTCTATTGGTACTCGCACGCGCCCTCCCGCGCCGACGCGACGGCCTTGTTCACCGCTCTTCTGAACGGCCAATTTTCAATGTCACTTGATCGCTCAGGAGACTTTTGCACGGTCGCTTTTTTGCGTGCAGATGACGCCGAACGCATTGCCGCCGCTTGCCCGTCATTTGAATGGTCAGAAAAGACAACCGGGCGTGTTTACATTGGGGACTTGGAAGAGCTAGTCGGCAACGGGTAACGATCCCACTTAATCCATGCAGACCCCAAAGCGCGAAGCTGCTTTAGGATCGCGGTTTGACGTAGAATCGCCCGAGGTATTCGCTCCGCCAAATCTCGCGCGCGGTAGCGTTGAACTGACAGACGGCCAAGGGGAAGGCGAGTGATCTCGATCAACCACCTTTCGACCCAAACGATAGGTATCGCCGAGCAGCATCTTAGCCAATCGTGCGCGGTTATGGCACGTTTGGTTCTGGCGCATGGCCGTTGTCCTATCGTCGAGCGCGATTTATCCCCGTTTCAGACGCTAGCGGGTTCGATCATCAGTCAGCAACTTTCCTCCAAAGCGGCTGACACAATCAAGCGCCGCGTGTTGGAGGTCGTGCCGAGCTTCACCCCCGAAGGGTGTCTAAGCGTGTCGTTCGATGTCTTGCGAGGCGCAGGGCTTTCGGCCCGAAAGACCAGTTACATCATTGAATTGTCCCGTCGGGTGCATGATGGTCGGCTTGACTTCGATGCCCTAGCGGGGCAGCCGGACGATGACGTTATCACAGCCTTGGCTGCACTTCCCGGCATTGGCCGGTGGACTGCCGAAATGTTCCTGATATTTGGCCTCAAGAGGCCCAATGTACTGGCTTTGGGGGACACCGGGTTACAGCGGGCCACTCGCCTTCTGTACGGCGAGGATGCAGAATTGGAATCGGTCGGTCGCGCTTGGCAACCATATTGTTCTGTTGCCTCTTGGTATCTCTGGCGACATCTCGACGCCGCAGCCTCATTCGTGTGCGTCCGTTAAGGACTCTCGACACGAATCAAAAAGGTCGTCAGGCTGGGTGGATGCGCGGCGCTGCGCAACGAGCTTCCGGATGGATTTGTCGCCAACATTTCTGTGGACTGCGTTCGCGTCCATCACCCCTCCAGCCAGCTATTGCGGCTGGCTAGCGAAGCCTTTTCTCGATTTCTGGCGCTTGAGACGCGAAGTGCATCAGGAACTCATTTTTAGAGCAAACATCATCAATGCAGGCACGTTCATCTATGACAAGGAGGCAATAGCTGCTCTGCGCCGACTGGGCATAAAAATGCAGGACGTATCTCCAGCACTTTTACGTTGGGGACTTGCCCAAGTCGGATATGACGTTGCCTGGGCTGGCGGCAATTTGATTGGGCTATCTAATGCTCTACTTGATCCTGATCTAGAGCGCGACTGGCGCATTCTTAACACTCATGAAATTCAGGTGGGTCTGAAGCTCCGCCCGCGATTTTATACAGATGAATTCCTATCTACTTTAAAATGCAAGCGCGCTCCCACCGGAAGAACAATTCCGTATCCCTCACAGATCCTGTCTCGCTTAGCACGGGCTTCTTGAAGGATCGTTTTAATCTCTAAAGTCATCCTCATGAATCGACATCGATTTTTGGACAGTCTGACTATAATATGTCATTTTATTTTCAAAAAAGGTTTAGCGTTATGCGTTGCATTTTCATCCTCGCATTCGTGGGCCTTGCCAGTGGTGTCAGCGCTCAGCAAGCGCCGAGGCTGAAGTTGTCGAAACCAGCGTGCAGCACCGTTTGCGAGCAAGCATCACTGGAGGAACTAACCGGCGAAGCTAAAGACCTTTTCAAACGTTGCATCGCTGCATCTCTCTGCGTCCGATGGGCACCACCCATGGCCCGGACCCCTGTGCCACTTCGATCCATTGGATTTGGATACGTGCCGGGTCGGCACGTTGCGCTTGGGTATCCGTATTATGCATATGAGTATAGGTACGGGCCATACGTCGGGCGCTCGATGCGCTGGCATTATGGATATTATGGATATGGAGGACTTGTGACCAGGCGCTCACCTGCGTTTTACTATTATCATCACCATCACCATAAATATCGCTATTACCGTCACCCTAAATGTCACGAATGATGGATCATCGAAACGGCGGTGTAAACGATGGAAGACTTTAGCCCGGTTTCATTTACCATTATTGAGCTAATCTATCCGATAATCCTCGCACTTATTTTCGCACTTATCTTCGCGACAGCCATTGCCTTCGGAGCTGCGGTTTTCTTTCGAAAGGTTGCAACTTTTTTTTCAGAATTCCTTGTAACTCTCCGAGACTACTTTCCTGTCAGCGTTCCGGTTGCTCTCATCGGCTACTCGGTTGGCTTTCTGACCGGCATTAGTCGAAGTCCTGCGGTTGGAACTGTCATACCTGCGGTGCTCGCCATAATTGGTGGTCTAAGCGTCTATGCCTTCGGAAGTGACAACAAGTACAAATTTGTTGTTGGCTATAGCGTTAGCCTTCTAGTGGTAAGTCTCTTCTATGGTGTGGAAAATGGTTCTTCTGAACGTGAGTCCAGCCGCGAAAATCGCCTTATAAACAACTTCCAACTTGAACATAGGCTTCGCAAGTATCGGAAAAGCGCGGACCTGCCTGAACAGTCCCCCAATTGGCTCTTGCCGGGAGAAGCCGGTGACAAGTAGCAGCCCCCGCTGCGAGCCCGATTTGATAATCCCTCATATATAGGTCATCTCGCTAGATTCTTGATCTCGCCGTCCCCCTCTAGCTTGATATAATGCAACGGCATTCCACACGACGAGACCCGCTTGCAAGCAATCCTCGCAGCCTGAATGGCTGTGGCTCCGTGCTCCATAGCCCCTAAGGCGAAGTGAGCCCCTGACCCTATCGCAGCAAAGCCCCCAATCGTCAGAGCTGGGATTGCTTCGCCCTCCTTGCCTAAGACAATGAACCAGCCTTCCCCAGAAGGGAAGACAAGGAGACCTTCAGATTCAATCTTGTCAAAGGACTTTAATTTGATGGAGGTTGGAATCTTCTTTGGTGTTGTCACCTTGTCGAGGAGCTTGACCATGAACCGAGCATCAGCATCGCCAGTGAACCCAAGGAGACATCCCGAAGAGAGTCTCATGATCTTGGGTGTGAGCCCCCAGATGACATCATCTTCAGATAGTCTGGAATCCGACACGAGAGTCCCATCCCTATAGGTCACTACGGACATCCTCGTCCCCCCTCATACCCAGAGGGAAATAATAGGTCGCGTTTACCCCTTTTGCAGTGAATTTGCGAGACGTATCGCAAATTGACGATTCACCTTACAAATGTTAAATGAGAGAGTTTCAACACTAGGAGATACAGAAATGGTAAAGACAATCGCGAAGAAAATGACACCCGCCCCTCAGCGCCGCTCATATTCGGATGAGATAAAAGCTAAGGCCGTCGCCAAAGTGGAATCTGGCGAGAGCATGACGAAAGTGGCAGCGGACCTTTCCAAGGAACTTGGTTGGAAAATAAATTTGAACAACGTCAGCAATTGGGTCATGAAGGCCAAGGGGATAGACAGAGGTGAGGGTGCATCTGAACCCTCTCCGAGAAGTGAAGCCCCGGTCCCTAGGGAGAACAAAGCCTTGGCGAGAGAAAATCAACTTCTGCGCTTAGAGTTGGACTACTTGCGAAAGAAGGAGGCCATTCTCCGCCGCCGTTAGAATGGGAGATCGATGCCCGTGGTCTGGGAGATAGCTTGACCGATGCCCGCACTATTCCGCCAATACCATCCAACGAAAGCACAGAGCGGGGCGAACACGAGAATGATGAAAGCCATGACGCCCTGTGCCTGCCATTTGAAGCTTTCGAGCGCACTCAATCGCATATCCACTCGCTCAAACATGTGGTCCAGCTTATCATTGATATGATCCATTTTGACAAAGATGACATCAATCTTTTTCTCAATTGCAGTGACCGAAGTCTCAAGGACCGCCGCTCTTTCGCAGACCCAATAGCCAGAGCGAGGATCTTGCCTGTCACAAATTATTTTTTCTAACTCAGTCATCACATGTGCCCCCTTGATTTGAGAGACTATGCCGCCTCTAGAAACCGTTGATTATATTGAATAAGACCTTCATAAATAGCGCTTGCCACAAGGTCAGGATTATTTTTGAAGCGCTCGACATCATCACGGCTGGATATGTAGTAAGGCTCAATAATCACCGCGTCACACATGGTCTTGCTGAGGAGGAGATCGACCTTGCAGATATGTCCAGAGAACTTCCCCGCCTGGACTTGAGCTGGGGTGATCTTCTTGAACCATCCAATACCAGACCAACGGGATTCTGAATGAAGGGTATGCTCACAGCCGTCTAGGAGAGACTCAGCGAGTTGGCGAGAATTGCCGCCGTCACTGTAGAAAGCCCGCGCTCCCGTTAGGTTCGTGTTCGTGTTACCAAGATGGACCTCGACAGCGCAATCCGGATCGATGCAGTTGATCTTATCGACCTTGTCATGAAGCTTCCCCCCGACCTCATAGACATCGACGTCTCGGTTCGCCCTAAGCTTCTTGAGGAGTGCCTTCGTGATACTCGCGCAAGTCTGATGTTCGAAGACTCCATTCTTCGAACAGCCGGGAAAGTCGGGTGTATGCCCCGCCGCCAGTACGAGCTTCATGGCTTGAGTCTCCGAACCGCCGTCTTCAACTTTGGATCGAAGACGAGATCGAAGTCATCAGGATTCGCGACAGGGTCTAGCTCTTGGAGAGCCGCGCCAACATCATGCCAGAATTGATTGAGAGCGTGTTGGAGGTCTGACTCTCTTTGAAGGATGAAGTTGGATTGCCATTGCTTCAAGCTCTCCAGCGCTTGACCATCTGCCTGAAGCGCATCGAAACGATTTGAAAAGAAGGGAAGGGGAATCGGCTTGTGATCAACTTTTTTCTTTGCTGCCATATCTAAAGTCTCCCAATATCTGTCTTGTTTTTAATACGATCCTAATCCCGAGATCTGCCACGTCGAACCATTCCAAAGGAAGGATGCATATTGCCCACTCGTGAGGGCCTGCCCTTGGACAGTGAAGGAGAATCCATTCATTGCCCCTGGAGCGATGACGCGGAAGTAACTTCCGGGATACGTGTTGACGTTCGTAAGACTGACCACAACGTTCCCCGTGAGCCCGCCAGTGAACATCTGAATGTTGCTGTTCTTGAGAACCGTCAGAGAGATGTTTCCGAATGTGTCTCCTCGCGCGAAGAACGATTCCTCATTGATACGCCGCCAGACACCCTTGGCTGATTCGAGGAGAGCGGGACCGCCCCCGAGGTCAGAACATTGGATGAGTTCACCGTCGCCAATAGGAGTCGGAAGGTTTGCGAGTTGAACAGCGGGACCGAGTTGTAGTGTTGCCATGTTGGTATCTCCCGAGCGAGTGACTCCTTGGGTGAAAGTGATCGTGCCTCCAAAGAGCGTGACAATGGTTGACCCGTCCGCACTCTCGAACCGACAATCATACACAAAATTCCCGAGGAAATTCGCCATTGCCCCAAGGGGAGCTGTGAGCGTCAGTATCCCGCCCGCGCCTTGCAGTGTCGCACCTGAGAGGGTGACGTTCGTGCTCGATGCCGCAATGGCATATTGATTGCCGAGAGTTCCCGCGTTGACGTACTTCACATTCAAAGTGCCAGAGCCGCTTGCAGAGTATGTCGCCAAGCTGATTTGGGGGTCTGTCGATGCATTGAGCATTGCGAGCAAGTTCGTGAGCGTCTGGGGAAGATTGGCTCCCACAGGAAGAGTGTTCGTGCTTGCCGTCGCCGTCTGAACTCCAGACTGAGTGAGACCGAAGAAGACCGGAGCCCCTCCCGGTGTCGCAGAGACTTGGAATGTAGACGACTCAATGAGAGGCTGAAGGACATAATACTTCACACCCAGGACCAATGGAGTCGGGAGCGTTCCCGTGGTTGCAAAAATCACCGGCTCGTTTGGCGTGAGCCCATGAGTTGTCCAAGAGACCGTGCTCGATGCGATGCCCGTCTGGACCCCAGAGACCGAGCCCCCAAGAGTGATGTCATTCAAGCCTGTTTGACTGTCAGCATAGGTCGCAGCAATCGTGAATGAGTTCGTCGCGAGGACATTCGCCCCTGAGCCGACTGAGACATAATAGATCGTGCCGAGAGCCAACGGAGCCGGAAGATTCCCAGTCGAGGTGAACTGAACCGGAGTCCCTGCCGGGAGATTGTGCGAGGTCCAGTTGATGACCCCCGGAGTTCCTAGAGTGAATGTGACCGTCGCCTGTGGCCCCAGAGAGACCACGTGACCGGCGATAAGTGATTGCGTGCCCGATTGTGCCCCCGAGACAATCAAGGGCGTCCCGCTTGGCGCTGTGGCGAGCTGGAAGCTGTTTGTCGAGAGAAGCGAACTCAGCACGTAATAGATCGGCCCGTTGGAGAATGGCAGAGGCAGAGTGTTGGTTGTGTAAAGCTCGACAGGAGTGTTCGCAACGAGACCATGAGCTGCAAGGACAACCGTCGAAGGAGCCTGACAGGATAGCTGCCCGCTTTGTGCTCCACTTGTGTTGATCGATGCCCCGCCAGATGTCGCGCTGAATTGGAAGGAGTTCGTCGTCAGGCCCGTTGCGCTGATGTAGTAAAGCGTCGAAGCTGCGATGCCAGTTGCGAACGATCCTGTCGTTGAAAAATAGATTGGAGTGCCCGCTGGCAACCCATGGTTTGTCCAGCTCACGACTCCGGGAGAAGCTAGCGTCACACTCACATTCGCTGAAGGAGCGATCACGATTGTCGGACCAGCCGTTGTGAACTCGACCGCTGAACTTCCCAGCATGATCGTGTCGCCGGGAGATGGGTTCGAAGCGAAAGTCAATTGACCATTCGCAAACGTCTGGGTATACGCTGCCAACCGGTTGTCGCTCGACCACTCAAAATATGTCACGTTGTCCGTCAGCGCCGCCCTCATATGCATACGAAACTTTCCACTCGACAGCGGATAGACATCGGCCCATGGTGTAAGCACGCGAGAGAAGACAAAGCTGGAAGTGTTCAATGCACTGATGTTGACCGTGTCCATGATATCTTCCTTATGTAATGATAATTTCTATTTCGCCGTTTGCCCCGACGCCGCCGTTCCCATAGAAGCCGCCGTGCTGTCCCCCGACTCCGACGATAAATGGAATCTCAGTTCCAGGGAGAAGTTGGAAAATGGAGTAGATCCTCTGGCAGAATGCGCCGCCGCTTCCCCCATATGTATAGGTGCTTTGTCCAGCGCCGCCGCCCCCAGGGAAGTTACCGGGAGTCGAATATCCCCCGTTTGCTGCGCCACCGTTTGGAGAAGCTCCTCCAGGCAGATTATTGCCGCCAGATTGCCCAGAAAGATTTGTAGTCCCTCCTGTGGCAACACCCCCCGCACTATTATATCCCCCGCCCGCTGTTGGGTTCCAAATCCCATCTTCGAATTCAGAAGCCGTGCCAGCTTGAGGATTGACGTTCCCTGATTGCCAAGAACCACCGCCAGATCCCCCGCCCCATAAATTGACTGTGAGGGTGTTGTACACAGGAACGAGGAAGGTCCCGTTCGAAGTGAAGTAGAGCGTCTGAGGGATAACTGGATGAGAGCCTGGAATCGCTAGGGTGAATTTCATGCAAGCGCTCCGCAGACAACCCAAGTATTTAAGGCGCGACAATATAGACTTGCGCTCATATACTGACCCGAGAGGATGAGATACCCATTCGCTGAAAGCAGAGTGACCCCAGCTCCAGCGACGATGGTTGTTGCCCCCGCTCCGGTCTGAACAATGTCGATCCGAGTTGGGTTAGCGCCATAAGCAAACGGCACAGAAGACCACGGAGGAACTGTGCATGTGTTCGGCGTGGCGACATTCATCTCAACAATCTTGCCAGCGTCCCCAGCGACCAAAACATAACTTGCCGTCTGGGTATTCAATCCGTTCGCTGTTGCAGCCGCCTCAGCTCCAATCGCAGAAATAGCCGCCGCAGCATTTGCCGCTGTGAAGAGTTCAGCGCCTATTGTCGTGCCCCCGAGATACCCAACAGCCGCCGAAGCGCTAGTCGCCTCGAAGAGTTCAACGCCAAGAGTTGTTCCGCCAAGATCGGTCAACACAGCTCCAGCATTTGCCGCTGTCATTAGCGTCTTGCCGATTGTCGTTGCATCAGTGATGTCCGTGCTTGCGATAGTAATCGGTCCTAAGCGACCGCAGACCGAGACAACACGTGACTGAACACCAGGGACAACACCGCCAGAGTCAAGAGTAGCCGCGCCGGAGGCCCCGCCCGCTGTCAACACAGCCGCTGAACCAAGACCAAGATTTGAGCGAGCCGTTCCTGGAGACGAGAGATCGGAGAGATTATTCGCCGCCGTCAATAGACCAATTACCGCACCACCTTGACCATTCACAGATAGGACAGCGCCTTCCGCCGCCGCAGCAATAGCAGAGTTGATAGAGGCAACCGCCGCCGTGATCGTGTTGTACATCGTGGTCATGGACGAGAAGGTAGATTGGCTCGAAATGATCTGCCCATAGATCACCGCGATCTCGGCCATCTGTTGCCCGAGTGTCGCGAGAAGTGCTTGAGCTGATGCCAGAGCCGCTGTCGATGTATTCGCGTTTGATGTCGCTGTCGCAGCCGATGCAGCCGCATTAGTCGCACTGACCGCAGCCGCCGCAGCTTGTGCAATGGCGATATTCAAGTTCGTCGTTGCAATCGTTATCGCGTCCCCGAGTGTAGGAGAGATGGGATTCGCTGCATTCGGATCTGGGCTCCCCGAAACCGCATAAGCTGTATCCGTCATGAGATGAATTCCCTTTCTAACAGAGACTTACGAATTCGAAGGCCAGGGCATCAGAGGAGCCGGAGGATTGTTAACTTGTCCCGGCGTTGTGATTGTCCCCGTGTTGATTGCCCCGATGACCGCCGAAAGAACGTTAGTCACAGCCGTCCAGAAATTTGTGATGCCCACATATGCAAGAGCAATCTGCGCCGCATTGAGAACCACTGGACCATTCTGGAAGCTGAAGAGCTGGGTATATTCCGGGTTCGCTTGCGCCATAGAGCTTGCGATTTGGAGCTTCGTGACCGTGGTCGCATCCGTCGCACAGAAGACAAAATTGGGTTTCCCCGATGGAGCGAGATTGATCGTGACACCCCCCGCTTCAACAGTAGTCGCCTTCTGACCTGCATAAGCAATCAGATTGCTCCTCAATTGCTGTGCGGCCAATGCAGTGTACCCCGGAAACCAAGTCTCCAATTGCTGAGGAGTTGCAGGCTCCCCAACAGAAACTTGCTCCCCTTGGGCAGCCACATAATCGGGAGCGACCGTGTGCATAGAAAGTCCAGTTGTGGGATTGTATGAATAGCAAAATCTTGCTTGCATCGAAATATCTCCTATTAAATTGAAAGCCGCCCACCAGTGACCTGACAGAGTCCAGCGGACTGAGAATCGGCCCACACTGTCGCCGGGGTTTCGAATGTGAGTTCGCAACGCTGAGAGATCACAACATTGGTCATGACCCAAGAGTTCGCCGTTGCCGACATGTATTGAACATACCCGCCGTAATCCCACGCATAATTGTAAGACGCATTGGGGTAGATGAAGACTTGGTTATAGGCCAATGCGAGAGCGCCGAAGATGAACATTGCGGTATTGCTCTTCAGAGGAACAACGCCGACCAAAGAGACTTGTGTGCCGTAACCTTCGAAGGTTCCAAAGCCCCCGACAACAACGTCCGGGAAACATGTGGTATTCGTGCTGCCATATGCCTGAATGACATACTGCCAATCGGTATCGCGCTGAATGATCTTCCACCAATTTTTAGAAGCATCAACACGCTGCCATCCGAAGCGCTTGTAATAAGTGTAACCGGATGGAGGTGTGGTCGCATTGCCTTCGATAGTTGCCCACGCCGCTGTCGCCCGTGTAGTTGGATTGTAACCAACATACAATTCATAGGCTGTGCTCGCCGTACATGATCCTGTGTCGATACCACCTGCCCCCGAGGAGGCATTATTGATCTGAACAGATACCGACTGAAGACGAACGGTGACACCTGCCGAATTCGGAAGGGTCAAGGAATCCGCCGTAATCGCGAGAGTCGAGTTCGGAGAGCCCGAATAGTTCTGAATCAGAAGTCCAGAATATCCACTTGGCGCAGATGAGACACGAGCGAAGACCGAAGGCCCCATAACCGAATGAAGCGAGTAGACCGTTCCGTTCCACGAGATGAGTGCTGGGCACGAAGCAGGCCAGTCATTCGGAGCAAGGGCAGATCCGTCAGCCCACTGGAGAGCCCCCGAAGTTCCCATGACAGCTAGAGTCATTGTCGAGGAGTTTGGAGCGCTTGACTTCGTGATCTCGAAGAGCTGCCCAACCGTGATTGATGTCGTCGCCGGAGAAAGAGAAGCGACCACAGCCGCGTTTGCAGCGCCGGTATCTGTTCCCAGACGGAGACCAATTGGAGTGTTCCGCTGCCACACAGTAGGACCAATGACGGAGAGAATATTATAATGCGTGCCGTCATACTGAATGAGAGCATTCGTATTTGCTGGCCAGTCTCCAGACACGAGAGCCGAGCCATCTGCCCATTGAACCGTCGCCTCGATTGTGAGAATGGTGCAAGCAATTGGGCCTGTGTTCGACACGCTTCCCTTCGTGACATCGAAGATCATTCCGGAAAGGACAGTGGTCAAAGCCGGAGCAAGTGTGCTGACCGTCATTGTGTTGGCTGTCACGCTGACATCTGTGCCAACATAGATCGAAGCAGTTCCCCCTTGAGGGTTCAGCAACTGAGCTTGCGTTCCGTCGAAGATGACAACAGAGATTTTCCCGACTTGCATATCTCCCGGAAGAAGAGCACCGCCCGCCGCGCGTGTGATGTTGACGTTGCTGAAGCCATTAAGCTCCATGTTGCTCGATGTCGTGTTGGTATTCGCGCAAATGAAGGAGACCACAAGTCCTTGAGACCAAGAGGTTCCAACGCTGTCTGTCGTGACATTCACAAAGTTTGGAACGGTCGAGACATCAACACCAAAGTGCCAGAGGTCAATCACGGGAATCGACGGAGGAGCGATGGATGCGATTTGCCCGTTAATCAGTTGGAAGTTCGTTCCGTCGAAGCCAATCAGGTAGAGACCCGGAGCGTTCAACAGCCCCTCAGGGATCTGGACTTGAGATGGCATCAGAAGTTGCTTAGCGGGAAGGCCAGAGACAGACACATCCACATTGCTCGAATTTGGATAGGCTAGCTTCACGACGAAATATTGGGGCGTCGTGTAGGCCGAGATTGCAGGAGCCGGATTGATGACTATGTGGTTGACCGAGCCAGAATCTGTGCAATAGGGAATCTTGCCCAGAAGCTCGATTGCCTCCATAAGCTGATACAGATCGTTGTTGCTAGGAGTTAGCCCCGCCGCCGTGATCGCATTGACGATTTCCCTCTGCGGATATTCCATCATCGCAGCCGGAGGAATCGAGCCAGGGGTTCCCGTCGAAGGATTTCCGTTGATGTAGGGGGCATTCGTCGCCGCGCCAAATGGCTGATTATATTGCATGGGTTTTTATCTCCTATTCAATAAATACAAAAAACAAGGTCATGAAACCTTATGGCGTCCCGGCCATTGCGCCCATCGCTGTGAGCCCAGAATAGTCAAAATAAACTTGGGTATGCGCTGGCTTTAGGCAATTGATTCTCGTCTCAAGGTCTGTGTAGAGCGCGACCCTCAAATGAGGATCTACGCCAGCCTGCCCACTGCCCGCTCTGAACCAACTGAGACGAGGATTAAGGACCAGTACGCTCCAGTAAAAACGGATATTCGGCCCAAGGTCTCCAGAGCACTCCCATCTGAATCCCGCATCAGGACCAGAGAGCGCCCTAGTGTCCCCGGCTTGGGATATTCCAGCCATAAACGGGGAATGCTCGATGATCTTGATCTGGTATCCAATCGCCGCCGCTTGGTTCACAAAGAACTGCGGATCTTGAGATCCAAGAAAGCGATACTTATTCGCCAGAGCCCATTGTCTGGCCTCGACGGTCATAGGCTCAGAGACCCCCGGATCGGGAAGAGCCCAGCACCGTTCCCAGTCCGCCAGCATTTCGACGGTTGCTCTCGGGTCCGCCTCAAGCTCAATGAAATCCGCAGCACGGGAATCGACATCCCCCCAGATTCCAGATTGCCCTAGGAGGAACTTGTATAGTGTCGTGTCATTCAGACGAGGCCATGCAGATCCTTGTGGAAGCAGGTTGTACCAGCCGGTCACATAATCTGTATCTGCCCGCCTATTGACGATAGGAGCCGAAGCGGGATAGTCCGGAACAGCGCCAAGGGTAATGAATGCCTTGAAGGAGTCCAGGGCTTCTGTCGCCATCCCCGAGCCCTGGAATGTAGAGAACCCCGTCCCTGTCGCGATGACCGAATCCAAGACTTCGGTTATTGTCATCGAGCCAAAGATTGGCGATTGATTCAGTCCCGTACCAGCGACAGTATCGTTTGCTTCAGTGACTGCCCCCGTTAGCCATTCAAGCCATGAGGGTTCTTGGCCTAGAGGTGATCCACTGAGAGCTGAAAAGCAAAACATGTGCTCTTTATCCTATCTTGAATTCACCTCACTGCCACGCGACTACGGTCAGACCGCAAGTCTGTTGACCGCCTCCAGCCCCATAGAAAGTTGTTGTGTTTGTCGAGTCAGACGCTTCAAGAGCCAGAAGGGTATGCTGCCCGATGCCCGGCCTACCTTGCCATGAAGCATACATCTGCCCATAGGACGCGACCGCAGTCTGGGAGACCGTGTATCCAACGATACATTCTGTCGCGAGAACAGAGACTGAATCCAATCCAATACCGCAGAGGGCATAGAGACCGGCTGTTGCCGCCGTCGATGCGACTTGAGCATTCTCAACATAGACAATGTCTTCCGAGACACCAACAACAAGGGATACCCTATTTGTCGAAGTCGATGCATCCGTGGCGTGAAAAGCAGCGAGGGCATATGTCCAGCTCGCTTTGTTGTCCAAGGAAGTGATTGTGAATTCCTTCCGGTTGAAATAATTCCAAACGTTCAGCGCTCCATATTGACCCCCAGAAGCCGCAGTCGTTGGCATGGTCATATCAACAGTGCCAGATGCGTTCGTCGCGATTGTCCCGAGATAGAGACCATACCCAGCCGCTGGGCCGTTAGTGATGCTTGCTGTGTTGCTATAGAACCCATTGACCAATCCGATAGCCGCTGGAGTGCCACGAGAGAATGTTGCATTACCAAGGGAGCCGTTTGCGACACCATAGACAATCGTCATCGTGCCTGTGCCGGTTGACGATGTATTGATTGCAGTTCCGCCAACTGTCGCTGAAAGCTCGATTGTCGTACTGCCGTTGGAGGCCACAGCGTAGTACATTGTGTTCGCCGTGAAGCCTGTCGGAACTGTACCGCTAGACGTGAGATAGCATGGAGTCCCATTCGGGATATTGAGTCCTACCGTGAGAACGCCAGGGCTCGCACTTGTACACGTGAATGTCGTGCTTCCGGACCACATTGGACCACGGCTGAGAGTTGGCGTGCTACCGTTCATCCAAACGAACAAGTCTGCAAGAGCATTACCAGGCATTGCATAAGGCGAATGAGTCGCGTCAGCGAGCGTTTGGCTCAGTTCAGTGAATGTGCCAAAGGTCCAGATCGAACCGTTCCAGTACAGGGTCTCATTGCCCAAATATGGCGTGAGATAAATCGTGCTTGCTCCAGAGACTGAAGCCGTCAAGACTGGAGTCGCTGAGGTCAAAGTCAACCGACCTGAGGGAGAGTTATTACCAGAGCTTGCTTGAACGAATGCGGTAGTCGCTAGCGCCGTTGAATTGGTTCCGGTCGCCTGCGTGACACCCGTTGTTCCTGTCGGCAAGCTTGGAGTTCCGGAGAATGTTGGGGAGGCGAGCGGAGCATAGGTTGACGCCGCAGTCGTTGTCGTCAGGAAGCTTGCTGTCACGAAGGCTGTGGTCGCTAAAGATGTGTTGTTAGTTCCGGCGATCTGCGTCGTGGCTGTCGTGCCTGTCGGCAAACTTGGAGTTCCGCTGAAAGTTGGCGAGGCGAGAGGAGCAAATGAAGTCGCGACAAAAGCTGTAGTCGCAATCTTGGTCGAGTTGTCCCCTGCCGTCTGTGTGTTCGTGACGGGGCTCGTCCCGAACGAGGTTAGAGATGAGGCTGTGACGTTCGCCGCGAGAGTCGTCCCGAGCATTGACGCCGCTTGGTTGAAATCATTGCTATTGCATGTCAGATAGACCAGCGCCAAAGCAGATGCGCTCATTGCCAAATTCGAATTGGACGAAGCAATGATCGTCGTGCGTGCTAGTGCATCGACCGTTACAGATTGAGTTCCTGATTGCGAACCTGTCGTGTTGACCGCAGCGCCTCCCGGAAGAGCGGAGATCTGGAATGCTCCAGAGCCAAAGCCTGCCGTGATAATCCAGTACACTTGTCCAGCGACGATACCTGTCGGAAGTGCTCCAGTCGTGCTGAAGATCACAGGATTGCCGACCACCTGTCCATGCGCCGCGAGGGTGACGACAGCGGGAGAAGCAATAGAGATCGTGACCGCTGATTCAGCAATGGTGTAGAACGTCCCCTGCCCTATCTCCCAGTTCGCGCCATCTTCGATTGTATATGAGACGAGATTGCCATTCGCCGCTCCCGCCGCGAGGAAGGTCTGATAACCAACGGAGGCAATGTTCAAGGGAATCGTCCCGACAGAAGGAATGCCGGTGACAGTCATCTTGGCGCGATTGAACATTAAAGAAGGAGTATAGGTCATCTGAAAATCCTTTTATGTTAAATCGTTATCGAAGCTGAAGGCCAATTCACCGGATTGCCAATACCGAGAACCCCCCGAGCAAGATCGACAGCCGCGACATAATCAGCGATAGCCGATGCGAAGGCTTGAAATTGCGATGTCGTGAATCCTGAATGCGGATTGCCGTTGATGTCTTGCCAAGAGATTGTCGTCTGACCTGCCGGGAACTTTGAATTGACTGTGATATAAATGGAGACGGAGGCGAGGTTCTGTTGCGTCGTTGGGTCTACTGGATAGGTTCCGCTTAGCGCAGAGTTCGCAGTGAACGTGATACTGAGCCCTTGGGTCAGATCGGGAGCGGAGAGAGCGCTTGTCATCACAGGACTTTCAGCGACAGGGAGAGCCGTTGTGTCGAGAGGCATCCAAGTCCCCGCACCATCCCGGAGGATTTCCCATGCCGTCAGGTCAGATGGATTGCCGACAGAGACCCCATAAATAGGAGGGCAGAGAGCGGCAAGGACGGAATGAACAAGAGCGAGGTCCATCAATATCTCCTTAAAGAGTTATGGTGCCAAGGACCGCGAGAGCGCCTTTTGAAGGCGGGACCACGTCCGTCATGACCAAATCAAAATATGAAACGCCAGCCGCTTCTAAGAGAGCTTGATTCACCCAAGAGCTATAGATTGTCGTTGGGGGAACCGGAAGACCATTGAGACATGAAGCAGGGGCGGAGACTTCCTTGAGCATCGAAGAAACACTCGCTTCGATATTCGCCATCGTTCCCGAGTCAGTCGCATTAAGGTTGTTCAGAGTAAAATTCACGGGAAGCGGGATAGGGACAACAACAAAGCAATCGATTGCTGTCACCGGACGAACCGTGTTGATGTAGGCTTGGAGAATTGCGACATCGCCGGGAAGCGGGAAGCCCCCATTCGAAGCGCGAAGGTCATCACACATGAAGCGGACAGTTACAGTACCCACACCCATTTCACATGGGGAAACCCACGCCCGAGTGACGCCAGGAACACTGAGCGCCCATTGCTCGTAATCCGTCCCATTCCCCCCGCATGGAGGTTGCTGAATACGGAGTAGAACACGAGCCCTAAGCTCATCATTAGTCTCTTGTTCAGCTCCCCCCGTGAGACTAACAACTGTCGCAATGTTCGCGACATTGGGAATTGCGGGAGCAAGAGCGAGAACCGTCCCCGGATCTAGATTTCCAATGGTCCCCGAGTAGGGAGAGATCGCGACCACAGGAACTGTGACCGGCGAGATGCCCACGGTGATTTGCGCAGTCGATGCGAAGACCGGACCATTGCCGCCCCCCGCTGTAAACTGTTGCCCGAGGGGAATGATTGCCCCAGATGTCGCTGTGACTGAGACCGTCCCGTTTGCATAGAAGGGAGGCTTCCTTGGCTGTAGAAGCCAAATGTCTGCAAAGCGATCAAGGAATGCATCTTCCGCCGTATCCGGGAGAAGCTGATTGCTCAGATATTGGATATACATGAGGGTTAGAAAGGCGAGCCCCGCGTTCGAATCTGCCAACACTCGGCCAACCGAATTCGGAAGCATCGGCGCAGCATGGAGCTGCGAAATAATCGCGTCTCTATTCTGCGCTCTAACTTGATCTAATGTTTGGACCACGAAACTCGACATTCGAAATATCCTTTATCTAAAAGAAAATCGGGTTTTACGGTGCCGCTGTGAGGGCCACTCCAGTCACGGTCGTCACCTGTCCAGCGACAAGGGAGACCGAGTTCAAGACGATATCGGTTCCAGAAGTGCCAACCGTCAGACCCTCAACCCACCAAGTCGAGTTGCCGTCTTGCAATTGGGCGAGAGCCGCCGTCCCTGATTTTGCGCAAATGCAGCTCAGAGGAACTCCGAGCATCGTCAGAACTCCGCCAGAGAGACTGAAGGAGGGCTTCTGAAGGGTGATCGTCGCGAGGATATCCGTATAACTCGCATCGAAGATGACGAGCTGAGCGAAACCAGACTGGGCGTCTAGACGTGTTTGGACACAAGCCATCCGGTCATTCTTTAGTGGAGGTGCGTAATTTGCTGCCATCTGGAAAATCTCCCTTTATAAAGAGTGTTTTGTTAAGGTCGTGAATTAAATCCGTTGCTGCGCCTGAAGGGGATAAAGCTCATTCCAGAGCGCTGCGAATTGCAGAGACAGCAATTGCTTAGGACCGCGATACATAACGATCTGAGCGTAGATCTTGGACCCCTGTTCTTCCCAACAGTTGATCGTGATGTTCGAACAGACCTTCAGATCGATGAATGGCTGAAGGGCTTGGGCAATGTAAGTTTGAACCCGAGTCAGAGTTGCCCCCTCCCTAGCCCCCGCATCCACAATCTTCGACCTCTTGAGGAGCCAAAGCTTCGACCCTATAGGCCACGCCCCCGGCCAGATTGCTCCAGCGTTTTCATCTGCCCACCATCCGCGAAGGTCTGTTGAGCCTGGAGTTGGTAGCGTGTCTGACTCAGATGCGACCGCGTCGGAACAGAGAGCGACAAGGACAGCCGATTCCAGCTCAGCCGTCTCATCCAGTTGACCGAATTCATTCATGAGAAGATCGTAAAGGATGACCCCTTCCGAATTGATAGGCGATAATCGAAGGTCCATATCTGGTCTCCTTTAAAGCGTGACGTTCGTGAGGTAAGCTTGCCAATTGGCGGGAGGGTTCTGAGCGACCCCGTTTATAAAATACTCAAGATAGCTCTCGACATTGAGTCCATCCCCCGCGATGCCGGTGTATGTGAGTATTGGGGATGCTAGAGTTCCCGTGCCAATCAGAATGTAAAAATAGGACGAACCCGTGAATGGCTGTGTATAGGTCAGATTGCATTGATACCATCCGTTACCTAGGTACGTCATAGTGGCAGTACCGCCAGAATTGCCCGAGCACTGCCCCGAGTTTAGGTCATAGTAACCACCAAAATTATAGGTGCTTCCGGAGTACCCTTGGAGGTTCATGATGTTCCTAGCGCCTGCCTTGGTCCTCAGACTCAACACGATCACCTGACTCGTCGTCAGTGAGATAGCAGCCGTAGATCCGTAATGCGAGACAGTAGCTGTCGCCGTCTCAAGGATTGGGGTCCATAGCAGAGGCGCAGAGGCATTGAAGATTCCCCATGTGCTCGCTGCCCAGTAGTATGTCTGGGAATATGTGACTGACCATGCCGTGTACCAAATGAGCCCATCATCAGAGAATTGAACGGAGAAGGCATACGGATAATAGGACCCAGAGGAATACGGAAAGATGGCCACCTCGACAATCGCGAACCTATTCCCCGCCCCGAAGTCATACGCAATCCATTGAGGAACAGCCGCTGTCGAAGCCTGCCAATACGTCGCCGTGTTTCCGTCAAAGGCAAGGCCCACCGCCTGAGACCCATATGTCGTCGAAACGGATGGTGTGCCAGAGCAGCAGACATTCGAGCCGCCGATGACTGTGCGCAACTGCAACTCTTCAATGACAAGACCTGAGCCCCCGTTCTGGGTGACGTAGACTCGCCAGTACCGATGCGCAGAGATTTGGGTTTGGTTGAAGCTCGTGTTCATCTTCATATCAAGGACCTCATATCAATGACCCGGTTGCGACCCAAGTATTGAGTGCCCTTTGATAGAGATTGACCCCCGTGTACTGCCCGTTGATTATCATTCCGTTGTTGCTCAGAATGGTGACTCCCGCTCCAGCCACGAGAGTCGTAATCCCAGCTCCTGTTTGAACAACATCAATTCGAGCTGGGGGAGCATATGAGAAGGCAACGCTCGAATGAGGGGGAATTGTCAGCGTGTTTGCGCCCGCACAATTCATTTCGATTATCATGCCGGAGTCAGAAAGCTGAAGGACATAGGAAGCCGTCTGTGTGTTCAAGCCGTTGGCGACCGGCCCGAGTTCAACTTCCATGTTGTTGACGGTTGCTGAAGTGCTCGCCGCGAATGTGTCTGTCGTTATTCCGTGCGTGACAGCGAGAGCATCGTTCGCTGAGATAAGACCGCTTGCTGTCAGTGTATCTGTCGCTGCGCCATTGGTGACAGCAAGGCCCATCGTCGCCTGAACAAGTCCTCCCGCACTATCTGGAGCGACCACAAGAGCGCCGGTTGACATTCCCCCTGTCGCAGAGAGGGACCCCAAGAGAGAAGTGAGCCCAGAGACATTTAGGTTTTGAGTGATGCTTGTATTGCCTTGGAGGTTCGTGTTCCCCGCGTGATTGATGTTGGGCGCTGTATCGCTAATCCCCTGAGCCGCCGTCCGGGAATGAGAAGCAGACGTGTTGTCTATAATCCCCTTGATCGCGTCGATGATGCGAGTGTGTTTTCCCCCAGCGACAGAGTCAGTTATCCCGCCTCCAGATTGTGGGTTCATCGTTCTGGAGTGTGTGTTATTCCCGCCGTTGCCGACAGAGTCCGTGATGCCCTTATCCGGATCTACCGTCCGAGTGTGCTTGCCTTTGTTAATCGAAAGGATAGAACCCTTCTTCTGGTCGAGGGTATTCGAGTGAACAACCTTCTTCTTGCTCGCCTGGATCGTTGGGTCCTTCGCGTCATTCGCGTCCCAAATGTTGTGAATGACCGTGCCAGGGTGAGATGTCGTGCGTGAGGTTTTGTCGATGCTATGATATGCGAACGGAGCTTGCTTGTTATTCGCAATGAGAGTCGCCCATGGAGTCTGACCAAACTGAGATGTCGCAGACTGAGTTCCCCCGCTCGACCCTCTCTGTTGTTGATCCTTGTTCATTGCCGACGATTTGTCAGGCATGATTTGATGGGTATGGCTCTGTGAGTTAAGGACGGTTGTGACCATTCCCTTTCTCGTCAGATGAAGTTGCTGACCTTGATCGTCATGGAGAGCGACCTCACCCGGAGCGAGGTTCATCATGCGATAGCGTCTATCCCCCGAGACTAGGGAGACGGGATGCGAGCGATCCGAAGACATGTAGACGATGAAGGATTCCGCCGCCGTGTTGGAACCTGTCGCCCCTTGTGTTGGAGGCTGGACATTGGAGACGAGACCGTATGGCTGGACGTGCTCAACATCCTGATGTTGTTCCCCGGATTGGACGTTCAACCCTACTTGCTGAAACAGATGAGAGTCATCAGTCGATGAGATCGTGGACCGTGACGCTGAATTCACGATCCGGTCAGAAGAGCTGCGAGGAGTCGAATGTCTCATTATCAGCCCCCCAGAGCAATTGGATTGATCATCGGCGCACCATTACCCAGACCTTGCGGGATGCAGAGAGAAATATCCGTTCTCGTGCCGCCCTCGTTGTCTTGCATCAACTTTGTCCCCTTGATGAGGAGTCCAGCATAAGCCGTCCCGAGAGGCATGATCATAGGGGAATATAAAGAGACAGAGTTCCCGATGAAGTTCGACCAGAGCTGCCCAGAGGGAGCTAGCCATCCTTGAACAGTGATGACCACGTCGAACTGTTGCAGATTGATCAAAGACATCTCGTGATTGGCACGAAGTTGAGCCTCTGGAATCGAAGCAGTATGTTCCATCATCAAAGTGAAAGGACGAGGAGGCCCTTTGTAATTTGAATTGGTCGCTGTCGCTAAGACTTGCGCCGCCGTCGAGCCATTGTTGTCATCGGTTCCCTTCTGAGATCCTTTCACGTTGATCTGAGGGACCTGAAGATTTGCTTGTTGAATGGAGCGAGCTGCGAGAATGTTCTGCCCCTCAACGAAAGATAGACCAGAACCCGAAGGATTATCCCCCGGCCTGCCATAGACGAGAGTCCCGTTTGTATCATCGACCGCGTGAAGGTCCCTCATACTCGCGAGACGATTGACAAATTGAATGCGTGTCTCTCCGTTACCGACAGAAGCAGCCTCAAACGGAAGATCCGCCCCTTGTGGATTCCGCGCGACCTTCACAGTGACATTGCATTTCTGCATGATCGCTTGGGCAATCTGAATGAAGGTCTGGTTAGAGAACTGACCCCCTTGCCCATCAGTTGCCGGATCTACAGTCGAGGCATCCGCGTTGATCGTGTTACTCGCGACACGGATTTGGACCTGATGAGATTCCTTGTCATAGATGACTTGCCGCAGATCGATCATCCCATTGATGACCGGCTGTCCCGCGAATGTCGCTGTGGCTTGCTGCATGACAGCGAGCTGTTGGTTGCTCCAGCCCGGCACGTTCTGCCCCGGCTCAGCGACAGAGAGAGTCAAATGCGATATCGGCTCACCATATGTCCGCTCGAAAGCAATTGAGTTCCAGTAGGTATAATTCCCGCCCGATGTCGAGACTTGCGCGACTAGATTTAATTGAGGGGCAACGGCCATATCTCATCCCCCCTTATTGTGATAACGCGCGAACAGGACTCTCAAGAAAGAGAGGATGAACTGCTTGGTTCTCTAGAGCCAATTGACGTTCGCGCGTTCCATCTTGATAAATTCTCTGAGCTAGCCAGAGACTCGGCATGGCATTCGGAAAGCTAAAATAGACTATCTGAGGGAGCGTGATCGATTGCGCATTGAGAAACTCAGATGTCGCCGCAGCCACAGCCGTCAGCGTCTGATATGCCACGGAGTCATAAGCATTCGCCGCCGTCTCCAGAGCCTGATTGAATGCTGCATTGATTGCGTCAATTGCCGCGTCGATGTCTGGACGAGCCGTGAATGTCGTCACTGAGAGAATTTGCGATTGCTCGACAAGACACATTTGAATGCTGAAGACTTGGAGCGCAATCGCAGTGAGACTCACCGGAGACATTGCGAGAAGAACCTGCCTGATTGCTTCGAATTGCGGAAGTGTCGCGCCTGTAGTCCGCGTCTCCTCAAAAAGATTGGAGAGACTTGTGAGAACTGTCTCCCCAGTGATTTGCGTCGCGAGTGTCGCCAGAAGCAGACCCCCGTCATAGACGAGCCGCCCACCATCGATTGAGCTTCCGCTTACAGTTCCGATCAAAGCCTTAATGACTTGTGTCGCGAGGGAGACCGATTCATTGAGCGCTTGCTTCGTGATCATGAGAGACTCCCGTAGGGGCTTGATGATGTCGGAGCCTGAGATCCAGAGAGACCAAACCCATTCGTCCCGACTGAAGGAGTCGTTGGAGCAATAGACGCCGCCTGCATGGTCGAGGATTGCGTGAGAGACGTGATCGCGTTCTGCGCCGCTGTCGCGACATTCACGACAGGATTCGGAGAAGGCTGAGACTGTGAACCCGCTTCAATGAACTCCATTTCAAATTCGCAGAAGCCGCCTTTCATTTTGTTCTCGACCACATTGTAGTGCTCGACATAGACCGTAGCCTGACCCATCGTTGGGTGAATGAGTAACCCTGAACCATCCGCCTCAAGTGCTGTCGCCAGAGTATCTCGGGCCGTCTGGTAATCGGTCATGTCAGTCATGTTCTGGACGATGTAACCTTGGACACGATACCTCTTAAGACGCCGCCCCATGTCTTCGACAAAATTTGTATTACTTTTAGGAAACTCGAAAGGAACTAGGCGACGGCCTCCCGATCTCGACCCAGTGTCAACCTTGAAGCCAGCCCCCCTGAAGGAAGCCGGTTGAAGGTCTTGACGCCATTTTTCTCCGAATGTAGGTATCGTCATTTAAGCACCTTGAGCGAATGGAGATTGCTGCCCGCGATTGATGAGCACGTCTTTAAAGACACCCCCAACGCTAGCCGCCGTATTTGTGTTCTTCGGGAGATTCTTGAAGTTGATATGGACCGCAGCGTTGCCCTCAATCTGATGAGTCATTGCACCTGCCATCATCTTGCCCATGGACCCGCCAAGGAAGCCCATCGGACCTCCTCCCCTGCCCATCAAGGAACCAAGAAGACCGCCGCCCCCGCCTCCCATTCCGCCAAGGAGTGAGGATAGGATCGAACCGAGTCCGCCAGTGCCGAAGAGCATCCCCAAGAGCCCCATGCTGCCAAGAGAGCTTGCTGAGGATCGCATCGCAGCCGCTGACTGAGCGACCGGAGAAGAAGCCCCGCCGCCAGAATTTGCCGCTGCCGCATATTGCCGACCTAAAGGACCCCCCGGAGTCGGATGAGAATTCTGATAATCCGGAAGCTGAGGTCCATAAGAGGTATCAACGCCCGAGTGACCATAGCTTCCCCGACGAACATCATCTCGGAGGGATTCCCAACCATGCGTAACCATGTGGCCCCCAGAACCGTCACGAACGTCACCCTCAATGACTGGAATGCGTCCGTTGACCGCTGGACCTGTGGCTATTGCGACATGACCCCCGCGAGAGCCGGGAGCGCCGCCCCTGCGATTGACAACAACGTCACCTTTTTGGATGTTATTTTTATCTACCGCCTGACCCCAAGTTGACCAAGCTGAGGCAATCGCCCCCGCGCCGTCCCCTTGACCCGCCGCCTTGACAGATGCCGCGACAAAATCAGCGCACCAATCCCGCCCAACATTTGCGCCAGAGTTTCCCTTACCAAGAAATTCATTGATGAACTTCTTTCCTTCGGTTGTGTGGTCCCTCATACCGACGAGATGTTCCCCAGCGTCAGCCGGAGTCGAGCCTCCCGAAGAAGACGCTCCAGATATTGGGGTATTGTAATGCGCTGAGTCAGGACCGTTGACACCTTGCCACTGAGAAATTCCGTGATCGCGAGCACCATGCCAAGGAATCCAGCCGCCCTCTTTCACGCGCTTCATGGTGTAGTCTATTTGGCGTTGCACTTCCTCTCGTGAGGATTCAAAGGGACTATGCCCTGTCTCTTTCTGGTATCGGTTCCCTTCGCCCCCGCCCATGAAGAGTTGATAGACACCGCCCGATTTGCCGTGATCGCCGCCCGCATCATTCTCACCAAAATGATAACCCTTAGCGCCTTCATTCGCAGCGACTTGCAAAGCCGTGTTAGGATCGATGCCATGAGCAATTGCTGATTTGCGGATCATGTCCGCGATCTCAGGATCTACTCCCGCACCGGGATTTCCTGTGACTCCCTTGTTATCAATGCGCCCTAGCCCGCCAGAGCCGCTTAGAATTTTCCTTTGGCCTTGCTGACCTCCCCAAGTGCCACTCGCACCTGAACCTCCGGATACACCGCCCCCGCCAGCATAACCGCCAGTCCCATAGCCGGTGACTTTCTTAAACATCTCTTCGATGCGCAGAGCGCAAAAGAGAATCAGCTTGGATGTCGTCTCAGTCGCGAAATCTAACTTGCCAAGTGGGATGACAGCTTCAGGCCCCGCCTCCCCAATCATGCCCACGCTTGGGCGTGTGAAGATGCCGCCAGCCGCATGACGAGGGACCTGACCGAATTTTTCTTGTTGCTGTGCTATCCAGTCTTCCTTAGAGACAGCCTCAGCCGCCCCCTGTTTACCGAGAACCTTCTCCCGAATGGCTCCGCTGACCTTACCAGTGATTTCGTCCCAGTGCTTATAAGCTTCGATGGCCGTTACAATCGCAGCGGCAATGAGGCTAAAGGTGACGACAATAGGACTTAAGGCAAAAGATAAGACCGCAGCTCCCGCTCCTGCTACAACGAATGCAGCGCCCACCGCACCTATAGCCGTGACCAGCTCTGGATTCTTCTTGGCAAAATCAATACCCCAATCGATCCACTCTTTCGCTGGACCCTCAATGAAGTCTGAGATCGCATCATAAATTGCCGTCATTGCCGGAGCGAGCTTTGCCCCGATCTCAATCGAGAGATTCTGAACAGCCTCTTTCATTTTAAACCAAGCAATCGCCCCCGCCTTACCTGCCTGGATTTGAGCCTCTGTTAGTTTCGGAATCTTCGCCGTGATCTCATCGAGGTCTTGCTTGGTCATAAGTGCCATAGCCGGATCAAGACCCAATGCGTTGAGCATCATCTTCTTATCCGCGACGGTCTTGAGTTCCTTCAACTCCGCGATGACCATCGGGATTGCAGTCTGTGTGTCCTTGCCCTGAAGGGATTTGTAAAACGAGACGATCTCGGGTCTCTGATTCCGCATAGCCTCGACTATGGCCCCTCGACCGGCTCCCCATTGTTCAAGGTTCTCTGCAAACTTCTGAAGTCCGATATCCATCGCTTCAGCGGATGAACCGAGACGTTCAGCCTCTTGCTCAAGAGCAACAAGCGAAGTCACGCTCATCCCGGTCTCTGTTCTCAATCGAGTCAGATGTAAGGACAATTCACCAAATGATTTAATTGAAGTTGTCAATCCAGCGACAGCCGCCCCGACAGATATCGCCGTCAGACCAAGACCAGCCAAAGCGGGAGTCAAAATGTCTTTGATATGCTTGCTCGTCTCACCCACGCCCTTCTTGAGGTCTTGCATTGCAAAAGCGTGTTTTTGCGCAAGTTCAGTACCTTGCTTATGTGACTTCGAAGCGTACTTATCGAACTGAACGAGCGAATCTTGAATTTTCTTCAAAGTAGGAGACATCTCATCTCTGATGGATGCAATCAGTTGTAGAACGTCGCCTTCGGATGCCATCGTTTATTTCCTTGCTGTATCCATGGCGTGCTTGACCGCCTTGGGTAAGTCAGTGCTCATCCTATTAGTCATCACCCTCCGGAAATCTTCTTCAAAGGGAACGTCCTCAGGTATTTTGACAACTGTTTTGAAGACATAAAATAGCTCCAGAGAACCCCCGGACCCGATGAAGATACCTCTCGGAGTGACACGGAGAGCACGCTTGGGTGTGCTGGCGATAAGGGCTTTTGGACGCTGTTCTTTCGCAATGCCTTTCATGCCCCGGACAAGTTGCCCAGAGACTGGAATTGCAAGGTGAGCGATGCGAGGGGATTTAACTCCGCCGAAAGCATGGAGCGCGAGAGACGCCCTCCCCATGACATCATTGATTTCGACTTGCAAATTGTGCTTGTCTGCAAGATTGACGCGGAGAGCGTTGGTAAGGAATCTGGGATTGTGGACTTGTACAGAGCTAGGCCAAGTGACCTGAGTCAACTCGCGTCGAGCTGCGAATGCCGCCGAATTGAGCGTGCTCGCAAGCGCGAAGGGAACTTGCTCTATTGAAGCTCCGAGATTCCTAGCAGCTCGTTCGAAGGAGGATGAGTCGAATTGTAGAAACATGCATCCCCCCTAATCTTGACTCTCCGCTTCTATCTCTTTCATGCGCTTCGCCACTAACCTAGCTAATCTATTGATCTCATCTCCATCTCTCTCCAAGAATTCGTAAGGAGAGCATTTGAAAATGAGGGCGAGATCAATCGCGTTATTGATCAGGCTACCCCTGGCCTCGGGAGAAAATGCGGGGTCAGTGTCCACGCAATGTTCATGAGATCCGAAGTGTCCATCAACCCAATAGATACCGTCGAGAGCCCAGATAATCTTGCGATCATCTTGACCATCGCTGGCATGTTATGAGAGATTTTTGGAGGATCTGAGATAGGATCGAAATTGACGGGAGAGTCAACAACCGCGACCGAATCCTGTCCACAAGGCTTGCGCATTTTGATGACATCTGTTTCACCCTTGCCAGTCTGAATTGCTCTACTCAGATGGACGGTGATGAACTTCGGATCATCCTCTTCTTCGACAGCGACCGGAGCCGCTGTCTCTTCGATTTCCTCGCCTAGTGAGACGATCTTCGCATCACGCGGAATGTGTTTTGCCATATCAAATATCTCCTATCTAAAATACATACGGTATATTACTGGGTGATCAATTCCTGCATTGTCATACCCTGGAACTCAATGCCGACTTTGCCTTCGTGAGCGTCGATGCTGAATGCTGACGTGACCCAAGCGTCAGAAAGCATGTAGCTCATGCCGTTCGCCAGAGCGACGAGGACGGTTGCATTCGTAATCTGTTCGAGGGTAACGATGCTGAGTTGGTTGCCGATGCTAACGTCCCCCTTGATAGATGGAACGATAGGAACTTCGACATACCCATGAACACCGTCGAGTCCGGCGACACCGTCGCGCTTAACTGTCGGACCAGTGACCGTGAAATTGCCGCGAGCCTCAAGTGTGTTGCCGTCATAGCTGAGCGCCATGGTTCCGCCGATACGATTTGAAGTAGCCATTTGAAAATCTCCTTACATAAAAACCTTTGGTGAAAGGAGGGAACCACAGGGGTCCCCTCTTTCTGAATAAATCGCCTTACAGATTCGCCGGAGTTGCAGCCAAGAGACGGAACTGAGCAAGAGCCGCAAAGATACGGAGCTGGCCAGCCAACGTTGGCGGGAACAGAACATTCACGCGGTTCGGGTTCACGCTGTCGATCTGAACAATCAGGTTCTTAATGAAGGAAGGAAGATCCTGCGCAACGCCGTCATAGACCAGACCCTGATATTCAGCGACGAGTTCCGCTTGAATCATTGCTGGGGTGACGATTGCCTGACCCGGTCCAAATGCCGTTCCCGATGCAACGAGCTTCGAGCGAGGATACTTGCTCGTGATCGATGCCTTCAGGTTCGCGAGAATATAAGCAAGAGTCGAAAGCACTGTGCAAAGACCGAATGCAGTATCCCCCTGTCCATAGGCATTCTTGAGGTACGTGGTCTGCTCGACCATGATCGCCATGTTGCCATTCGGAGCCACAGCCTGAACCGCAAGCCCACTGTTCGCGAGGTTGTTGATCTCAGCCTGAGAGAAGCGATTGCTCTGGGATGCCGGAACGATACCAATCAGTTCAAGAGTCTGAAGTGGGCGAGCCGGATCGTCAGAGAAACCAAGAGCCGCATTCGCAACGTAACCAGCCGCGACTTCCCACACCGGAGAAGGTGTAAGAGGCTCAATGACCATCGTGCTCATCTGAGGAGCATTCGGACCCCCGTTGCCGAACGTGATCGCATCCGAATAACCATCGCGAACAGCGTTGAAAATCTGACCGTATTGCTGACGGCTGTAGTTCCAACGTCCGCCGCTTGCGAAACCATACTCGGTATTCCAAGCGAGTTCCGATGCAGTATCCGTGTACGGCAGACCTACATACAGATATGGGAAGGCCGCAATGTTCGTGATGAGGTTCGTGAAGACCGGCTCCGAAGTGCCCCCAGACATAGCAACTACCGTCAGGGTGAGACCCTTCGGGAAGACCTGCCCGCTGTTTGGACCTTGGAAGTTCGGGATGATTGTAATGTCATTGCCCGTGAGGCCCTTCCAGTTACAAGTCAGCGTGACTTCGGCTGAAGCGACAGTCGCAGTGACTGGCAATTGAACCATTGCGTTAATCGCCGCTGCAAGATTGGTTGCCACAGTGCCAACGATATCTGTCGAGCCGACTGCAACCTGAACCAACTGACCAGCGATGGTGACGAAGAGAGTGCCGGAAGCTGTTGGAGCCGTCGCAATGGTGATCGAACCTGTCGCCTGTTCGCCAGCCGATGGGTCAGCAACCGCCGCCGCATAGAGCATCTGCCCTGTGTTGCTGTTGAAGAACGCTTGGATCATGCGATCAAGCATGGAGCCCGCGCCGAAGTAGAATGTGCCAAGAGCGGGAGAGCCGATAGCAATTGGCGTGTCCATTGTCGTCACCGTGCCAGCATTCGCTCCAGTCGTGTTCATTTGACCGACGAGAAGAGCGGCTTGGTTCTGTGTGAGATTGCCAGCCATCGAGCCGTCCACCGTCGCATAAAACAACGGGATTTTTTGGCTCTCAGGAACCTGTGTTGAAATCGATCCCATGATAGGACTCCTTTTAAAATGTGAATTAAATATCTCTCTAGAAAATCATGCCGCTATCCCTAGCGATAAAATAGGTCGTGAAAATTATGCCCCCAGTAAAGTAATCCTCTCCTCTACAATAGGAGTCCCCAAAGGTTCCTCAATCGTAACATCAACCAACGTGAGGCTGTTTGGTGCGTAAGGCTCATACCGACTGCGATAAGATACCGTCAGACTGACCCCGATCTCTGCAACGTAGCTTTCCCCTTCCTTCTTGAAGGCGAAGGCCCGCTTGACCCTCTCGACATATTCGAACTGGGCAAGGAATGTAGGGTCCGTCAGAAGGGTGTCATAAACAGATTGAGCGAATTCATCGAGGCTCCCATCAATGAACACTGGATCTGACGCCATGACGGTAAGAGCAATCATCAATTCCAGAGAGACTTTGAATTGCGGAATGGAGACGTTTCCGTCCTGAACTCCGGTCTCAGTGACGATGTAGACCCCCAACGCTGGCAATTGATCCGGCTGTATCGTCTGTATCGGGACTACCCGACTTGACTTGAGAGCGACCCCATTGACTGTCATAGGGTAGATGCGCGAAAGAACCGCATTCCGGATCGTCACACCTTGTCCCGAAGGAAACCCAACAATGAAGGGAGTGGTCATAGTTCACACACCCTCTTCAAGATGATGAGACAGCTTCCATCCCCCTTGAATTGAAGATCGTCAATATTGAAGCTGACCGTTGTCCCGAGAGCAATTCCGGCAAAGAAGGATTCGGTGTCACTCACTAATGAAATCTCGTCTCCTTGAACTGGCGGAATTGCATACTCAGAGAGCCTGATCGAAATCGAGAGAGTCCTCGTCGTCAGTCTGGCTCCGTCTTCGAGAAGGACCTCAGTGATATTCGAAGACCACACACCCCGGCCTGTGTATGGAACAGGCGGAACAGCGGGAACATCCGGAATAACAGGATCGTGCCCGTGAGCTGGGATATCAGGAGTCCCCGGTTGAGAGACCGTTGGAATCACCGTGATAGGTTTCGCGAACGTGTTCTGTCCCGGAGCCACGAGGAGGGCATCGAAATCAATTGCCATCAACGCCCCTCCCTTGTTCTCTCTTAGACCGTGGTCAACTTCGTATAGAAGACGAGAAGGAACCCGCCTGTCGTGTCGGTATGCCCAGTGTTGTTCACCTTGCCTGCCGAGAGCGTGAATTCACTTGTGAGATCCACAACACCGGAGACGATGGAAGTCGCACACGGGAAATAGATGACCGCGTCGAGTTCATCCCCTGACTTAGCCGCTGAAAGGGTATGATCCCCAGCCGCCCCGCCAGCAATGAGAGCGTGCTTGTTGAAGCCGCCCGCATGGATACCAGCGCCTGTGACTACCGGCTGAAGAGCAGTAGCAGCAAGAGCACCTTGAGCCCCCGTTGCCAAAGAGTCCGTGATTCCATAGCCAGCGAGAGTCGTTGGCTTGTATTGAATTTCGCCCCATGTCCAGAATTGCATGTCAGTCCCCCCTAAATGTTCTTGAGTATCGGCTCTGAGAAATGCCCAGAGCCGACTATTGATTTAAGGAGTCTTACGAATAGACCGCATCGCAAGCGACGAGCGAGGCCACTGCGTTTGTACGCGAAGGAATCACAATCGGGCTCGACTGCATCATGACATACCAAGCAGCCGGATCATGGGAGACCCATGACTTAGGAGCGAATGCCATTGGCTCGTAATTGAACTCTGGGTCAAGGATCTGACCGAAAGCCCGCGTTCCTTGAAGGTCAGGACCGCCGACGATCACCATGCCGTCCGTCAACATTGGAACTTCGACATCGCTGTCATTGACGAACCAGTCATTGTAGAGCCACAGAGAAAATGCGCCCCATTGCCCTTTGTACACAGCGCCGAGTTTTTGATCGGAACCAATGTTGATCGAGTTGCCGTAATCGCCCAGTTTCGGGAAATAGATCGCCTCTTTGAGTAGGGGATCACAAATGAAGCCATCCCACGAAGAAGTCGTGAAGATGATGCGATCAACCTGTGCGCCAGAGAGCTTCAGAACATCCCGTTGAAGAGCTTCGATGTCCGCTACTGGGTGCGCAGTGCCCGCCGCAACGTTCGCCGCAGTCCATTTCGTCCCGCCCGAGTTGGTAGCGATCAGAGATGCGTCACGAAGGAAGTTGATCGTGACTTCCGGGAAGCCTTCGCCAACAATCACGACAGTGCCCGTCTGAAGGGCAGAAGCAGCCATCCATTCGAGTCTGCGCGTCAAGCAACGGATCTGATCCGTCATCTCAGCTTCGATATTCGCGGCCCAGCGAACCGGACCATCCTTGTCGCCGCCGATGCGTTCGCCGATCATGCGACGGAGCGGACGCCTCACGTCTGGCACCCTTTTGTCCTTCGTATAAGCTGGCTTGAAAACGTTAGTCGTGTAAGCGAGAGACTCGACCAGCTTGCCTTCAACCATTGGGCTCACGAACGGAGACATCCGACGCTTGCCAAGTTCAATGTCGATGGAAACGAATTCGCTATCCGCCAACACTTGATTCGGGAAGAAGGAGTCCAGCAAGAATGATTGCGGACGAATGAGAGTGGGAATGACCTGAACAAGAGTGTTCGTGTCATAAGGGGTAAAACCTGTAACAGCCATAATGAAATCTCCCTAAATGGGAGGAGGAGACTGGGTCTCCCCCAAAATCGAATGAAATATCTTTTGGATGAACTGCATCATGTTAGTGAGCGTTGTCAGCCGAAACGAAGGACTTGAGAAAGATCCCGTATGGACGGAGAGCTGTCTTCAAAGTCACCAAGGACCACGAGGCATCAAACGTCAGTGCATCCCCGTTGAATTCGCCCGCGATATAGACAGGACCAGTGACATCGCCGCTAGTCGGATCAATGTAATCCGCAGCAATTGCGACCGGGATCTGAGAACCGTCAGAAGGCCCACCCGTCACACATTCGATGTAGAGCCCAGAAGCAGTGATCATGCCGAGCACAGTGCCGCGTTGGATAGCAGCGGAACCATGGACCGTGACCGAGTCTGTGACAATCGTCTCAGCCTTGCCAGCAATGAGCTGATCGGGCTGGAAGACCTCAGTCGCCATAAACGGCTGTTGGGGATTCTCGTAATATGAAGTTGCCATTTTATGGCCTCCTATGTTGAAATGAAAAATCAAATACCTTGGTTAAACGTCCCCCGCCTTTCAGCGGACTGAATTAGATCTTGCCCCGTCTCCATTGACCGGCGAGAACGATCTCACGAGCCCGAGGGTCTGTGGGAAGATTGTCTTCGGCTTTGGCGTTCGGATCACCGGGAATGAGTGTCGCCGCTGGAACAGTTTCCATCTTCTCAGAGAGACCCTGCTTCTTGGCTTCCGGAGCCTTCGCGAGAATCCCAAGAGCGACTTCGACAGACAGATCGGTCTCATAGGCGAGATATTCCGCCTGTGCTCCGCCATGAGCCATGATGGACTTGATCCGGGAGCGCTCAGCCTTGCGAGCATCTTCCTTTTTCTCGTCGTCATCATCTTCCTGTTTGTCTTCGGCTTTCTCGTCGTCTTTTTCGTCGTCTTCAGCCTTGACTTTCTTTTTGCCCTTGGCCTTTTTGCCCTTTTCGTCTTTCTCGTCATCCTTGTCTTCGGGCTTTTCGTCTTCAGCCTTTTTGGCGTCTGTATCTTCGTCCTCGACCTTCGGGCAAGCCTTTGCGTCTTTCTCGTCTTCAGGCTCTTTCTTGTCGTCATCCTTGTCTTCGGCAACCTTCTTCGCAGTCGGGCGAGCGCCGCGCGTCTTGAGGTGCGCAAAAGGAGCTGGCTTGACGATCTCTTGCAATTCAATGGTCATAATTATCTCCTTTTGGAGGATTCAAATTGGTGATCTATCTAAAGACAATTAATAAGGTCGTGATTATTTTACTCTGTCTCCATCTCCTCCATGAAGCCCACGAGAGCCTCATCAAGGGTCATGACAGCATCACAGAGCCCCGCATCGACAGCCGCCTGTCCAAGGAACGTTCCCGCCTCCATGGCTTTGACAGCATCGACATCAAGGTCTCGGTTCTTCGCGACAAGCTCACAGAATTGCTCTCCAAGAACATTCACGTCAGCTTGGAGACGTTTTGCCCCCTCTTTGGTGAGTTCTGTCGTTGGATAGGAATCCGTCTTGAAGTCACCAAACTGAAGGTGAGTGATCTTGACGCCCGCCTTCTCCATTGCCCCTGTAATATCCGAGCGAAGGGCGATGACTCCGATACTTCCCGCCCCGCCTGTCGAGGGAAGGGTGATCATGGATGTTGCACAAGCAAGACAATAGGCTGCGCTGTATGCACAATCATCAAGAACAGCGATGATTGGCTTCACTTCCCGAGCCTCTGCAATCTTGTCTGAAAGCTCGAAGCAGCCGCTGACATCCCCGCCGCCCGAATTGAACACGAGAGCGATGCCCGTGACATCAGGATCTGAGACCGCAGCGAAAAGAGAGTTCGCTAGGTTTGAATAGAGTGTCTCACCAAAGTAGTTGTAATAATCATGGACAAGGACGCCCGAGATTGGGATGATTGCCACGCCCCGAATGAATTCGAAGGGCTTCCCCTCGACCATCTTGCCGCCGATTACTGCCTTCTTCGTGTTCTCTATGAGGTGAGAGACCTTAGAGGGTTCAAGGAAGAGAGGCTTGTTCAAGAAGCATGGGTTAATTTCCATCGGACTTCTCCCCCTCATCTTTTGCATTTGCAGCATCCATCGCCGCGTCCGCCGTCACCGTCTTCGCCTGAGCTTCCTTCGCTGCATCGACATTGGTCCATTCCGGAGCTGGGATTCCCAATTCCTTGAACTTGTTGATCTCATAGGCGCGTTGCTCAAGAACCTCCTCGAAGTCCTGACCCTGTTCAGCGCAAACGTCGCGAAGTGTCGTGAAGCCCGCCTCACACTTCATCTGATCCCCCTGGACTTCCGCGACTGGATCGATCCATCCTCTCGGAGGTCCGCACCATCTTGCCTTGGCATATGCGCCACGGAATTCGATGAAGCTTGGAGCCCCCTTAGGAAGAGGCAGGTCTTCAGTCTCGAAAAGTTCTTCGAGAAATGCGTTTCGGATCGGATTAGGCATCCGAACACAGAAGTCCTTCAATCGACGATGCAGTGTCTTGTGGGCTTCGAGCATCGCAGACCGGCTGGAGCTGTAATTCACCTTGGAGAAGTCATTGGAGAATTGAGCCGCTGAAATGCCTAGGGCCGAAGAACAGTTGTTCATCACAGCGCTCTCGAACCCAGCGAAGTTAGTTGCGGGACGATTAGCGCTCACACTCTTGATCTCTTCTCCAGGGAAAAGAAGTGGAATTCGCGCATTCCCAAGGACGATCTTGGAGTCCTTATGAAACTCCCCCCGAGACTCCTGATAGAAGTCGAGGTGCTCATCATCATCAAGAGCGTCCGCGACCAAGTCTTTGTCGAAGGGGCTTTGGATGTATGCGGCGAATATCGAATTGATGATTGCTGAATCAAGCTCAGTCGAATCGTACTTCGCCAGCATCTTGATACGTTGAAGGATCGGGAGGAAGATTCCGCCGACTCCGCGATGCTGATAAAATCTGTTGGGTTCAAACGCATGAATGATAATTGGACGGCTCCATGAGGTTTCCCTCTCGACACGAGTCCAAGTAAGAGCCTTCGCCGCCGCCCACCAATCCCCCGCGTGTGCCTCCCGGATGTAATAAGCCTTTGCGACCCCGTCTGCATCAACCTCGACACCTCCCCTCATCGTCTCATTGTCGAAGCGGAGTTGCGGATTGCTGAGTCGGTCAGGATCGATACCCTCCACGCAAGTAGCGAAGCGAGCCTTGCCCATCCCGATTCTCTTCGGGAGCCATCTGAGCCTTGCGATAGCGTCCCCATCCACAAGGAGATGTCTGAAAGCGAGAGCCATCATCTGAGTGAAGTTGTTCAGTCTGTGGACATCGCAATACAGACCAGTGTCCGTCTCTGCCCAAGACTGCCAATGAGCGTCAATCGCCTTGCTGAATTCACGAGCCCATGTGTGATCGAAGGCTTTATTCCCCGTCACGAGGGCAAGATAGTGATAATCCGGATTGGGGATTGGGCGAAGATGCGCGCCAATGGCGGAGTCGAGGATGCGTGTGACTGCGCCCGCTGCCCAGCCGTCATTCCGCACAAGATCCCGGACGCGAGCTGTAATTCGGTCACGATAGACGTTCTCTGAATCGACAGAGCCTAGATAGGGCTGCCAGTTCTCAAAATGCTGATCTGTTAGACTTGCCGCGTCATAAGGACCGTTCCAAGATCGATTGCCCCCGCCTGAAAGAGCACGATTGCGAGAGCGAATGGCATCGGCCCGCTTCGTTGTGTTAAGGGGATTGCCATCAGGGCCGAGAATCATGCTTGGAGGCATTCAATTTCCCCTTTAGAAGTATGGGCGAAGGGCGCGACGTGTGCGCTTTCCCGAGAGCTGGGCTTGGAGCATTGCGATCCACTCAGTCAATTTTGCAGAATCTGCCGGGGTATAGCTGACGTTTTTGCCCTCATAGCTCACAGTCACTACCTTCGCCCCCATCATGAGGTCAGCCATCGCTTGCTGAGCCTGTGTGAGCCATAAGGTGAGAGTGTCGCGAGAGACGCCAGCGAGGATGGAGTTGTTTGGATTGTACCTCAATGGCCCCTCTTTCTCTTATGTACTAGGACAAGAACCGGGGCTCGAATAAGGAAGCCGGTATAGACAAAAATAAAGACCGCTATTGGGAGAAGAGACAATGCAATTGGACCCATAATTGAATCCCCCTCTCTAGGGCTACACCTAAGAGGATTTTATAAGGTCGTGATTATTTTTTTTGAAATCAGTGAGGCAACATGCTCGAAATAGAGCGCCTCTTCCTGATTTGTTGAGGGAATAGATTGTCGAGATTAACCTCAGATGTCGGCTCATTCTTCGCCAGAGGCTTGCCTGAGACAGCATCGACATAGACCGGCTTAGGGGGCTGCATCATAGAATCTGAATGGGGAAGTGATTTGTATGCCGCGAAGGCATAGACCATGCAGTCGAGGACCTCATTTCTCTGGTTTTTCTTGAGAATCCACTTCCGAGAGGAGCGCCCCGCCTTCCAGACCGTCTGACATGTCTCAGAAGTCAGTTGCTTGAAGAAATCTTCGTCACAGACCCCCGCTGGGAAGTGAATGAAGCCAGGACCTCCCATTTTATCCATGCGCAAGTGAGCATAGAGGATGTCTTTCGCCTGAGACGTGCCGACATTGTAAATCAGCTCGTTATTCTTGTTCCGCTTGGCAACCCGAGGCCAGACTCGCCCGTTCTCAATGCCCTTAATGGGGAAGATCGACCGCCCGATGCGTTTCTTACAGAAGTCATAGACGGCAGAGCCAAAATGTCCGCCTGTGTCTATCGCCCCGGCCCGAATTCGCAGCTTTTGACCGTCCTCCCTGATGTATTCGCCATAAAGGAAGTGATCCAAGTCACCCCATACCTGAGGACCTTCCCCCGGTGAGCCATGAAAAATCTTGTAATCGATCACCCAACACTCTTCTTTCGGACCCCAACCGAGCACAATCGTCTCAAGTCTGTTGTCCTGAACGTCAGTGCCGAATGTCAGTGTCGTCACTGGGAGAGGAACCGTCGCCCCGTCATAGTTCTCGATCCTGCGAATAAGGGAATTTGAATCGACGGATTCCCCGGATTCCTCCCATGTTTCCCCTAGAGTCGTGTTGGTGAAGGTCTTGCGAAGCAGGATGTCTTCCTTCGCCGCGATATGCTCCTCAGCGATCTGCCGCCACGTCGCATTCGCTGAAAGGCTATAGGCCGTCCAGATAAAGAAGCCCGCATGACCGAGAGAGGGTTTGGTCGCCCGCCACTCCCCAAGCGAAAGCATTTTTGCCTTGTGCTTCTCCTCGATAATGCAGCCGTTCTTCTCGCAGACGAAGTGCGCCGTCTCAGGATGGTGAGTGCCGTCAGCGTCTTT